TCAATCTCGATAAAATCATTCACCCCATCAGTGTCAGGAGTCGATGCAACAGCCCTCAGCAACGCATCCGCACTCATCTGCCCGCGCTGCTTCAACTCAAGAGTCACCGCCGCCACATCAGGCGTCACAAAGTCCTTATTCTCAATGAAATAAACCCTCAGCTTTACCACACTACCACGCACCCCAGAAAAACGGAAAACCCGTGATCCCTGCCGCTTGCCAGTCAATAAAACCGCAGGTGTGGAATCAGTATGTAAAAACGCATCGAGCATACCTGCCGCCGCGTGTCAAAAAACTATGGCGAAACATAACCAACCCTTTCAACAGAAAAATTATTATTAGGCTCGCAGAAATGATTCACATCACTAATAGAAATGCAAGATTGCGGCTGAATAGCAACATCAATAACATCGCTAAAACTTCTCGTTTGATCCGCATTTATTTGATTACAAACAGTCGCCACACTGTCAAACTGAATATCACCACCTGGCTCAACTGTATTGATATTTGCTAAAACCGGAACATTTTCAGCTAAGCTTGCCACATCTCCAAGGTAACCAAATTGGACTAGATTAGGAGTTAACCTATTATAAACATCAGATGTATTTGCACTTGCATTTCTGATAGATGATGTAAATGGTGGTGATAAATATGGTGGAGTTGGAATAGGATCACTTTCATTAACATTTACTGACCTCGTTATAGTAACACCATCAGAGCTTTCAGTTACGTTAAAAGTTTGTTCCGGAAAGGGTTCAGTATTACCCCTTAAATAACTCACTAAACCCTCCGCCCTAGTCAGGTTAAAAGGCTTCCCAGTTTGAGAAATTATCGAATATTGCAAAGTAAACAAATTTAAATTTGTTGGTTGATCTACAACCTTTACTTCAACAACGCCAGAAGAGTTAACTGTAACTAAGGGAGCGTCAGGATCAAAAAAATCTCCCGTTGTCTCAGATTCCGAATACTGTATTCTGTATCTACCAGGAATCGGTGAACCAATTATATTTGCGGAGCCTGCGTAATCATAATAAACAAAAGGTGTTGCCTCACACTGCAGAGTGTAATCACTCCGCCTACTAGTTTCTGACAAAGACGCAGAACCAGAAGCAGAAACGACAGAACCAACCTCAGCGGGTGAAGTATCAAAAAGATTATCTAACTTTGACGGATCAATAATATCAATCATTAATGCAAAATTACCTGATTCATTTTTTACACTCCTCTCGAAATCAAATTCAAATAAACCACAAAAGTTAGTCATCACGGAAACATACTGGATAACTTGTTTATAATATGAAAAATTGTCACTTTTATCTAATCTATCAAAAGCCAAGCAAGATAATAGGGGATTATTAGAGTTATAACCTTGACGACCCGAATAATACCTAACATCCATATTTCTACTACAAGGACCAGGAGGCCCACAACACCTGCAACTAACCTCATCCGCGTAATGTATTTCTAATGGTGCCATATTAACTAATTACCGTTCCACTTGAATAAATCCCCTGAGGAGACAAGCCGGTGGGATCAACCAACCATTCGGCGTATCCATCGAAAATCCATTCACCATACTGCGTATCATAGAACAAATCAATACTATTAACAGAATCAAAATAGTTAGTGCCACTTTGCAGCGTCAACGTGCCAGTAAGACCAAACCCATCATCATAATTTAACGTAGTAGGCAACCCACCGCCGCCGCCATCACCTTCCACCTCAGTGTAAAAATAAGCGTGGTATGTATTAGAACAAATCGAGAAATAAATATTCCCACAATGAGCCCCCACCGATATTTTAAAACCACCCCCAGCCAAAGCTACCACATCAGCCCACCTCATCACCACTAACCCATTGGTTACCGCGCCGCTTGTCGGGTCCACACTAGGCAAAGTCTCCACCGGGTCAGTCGTCGTAAAAACAAATTCAGCGTTCTCAGTTACCCCACCATCAGCCAATAGATAGACCGTAGTCCCGTTATTGTCTACAGTAGTAGTCTCAGGCACAAAATCCGCCTTCAGCCACAGCGTCCCTGCAGCCGAAACCGTAAACGCTGGCGGAGGATCCGCATTCAGCTCCGCCCCATTGATCTCAGGAATCTCATTTTTTACATATCCCGAACTCACCCGCAGCGTCGTCACATCATTCTCATCAACAAACAGCGCAGGCTTTAGCTCCACACATTCCTCAACAGCCCCACCGCCACCACTCGTGGCCTTGCCATCTATGATTAGAGCCGTTCCATTCTCATTCCTCTCGAGCCGACCACCCACAACCGACTGGATGGAAAATGAATACACCACGTCAACTAGGCGATTCCAAATGCTCTTTGGAATCACCCCATTTTTCTGCTTCATCCGCAGCCCCTGCTTATTGAAAAGGTCACTCATTACACCAACACATCATAAACCCAATCAGAAATCACACGGCTGCTAAACTGATACACAGTCACCACCTGCCAGAACCCACCTTCTTTTTGCTTAATACTACTTAGCACCAGCCAGTTTTGGTTCGTCGTCGACGGGTCAGGGTAGCCCGTGGGAGTTTTCCGCTTGCCCGCATTCTGGATCACCGTGGCAGGCTCGTTGTAGCTGTAAACCGTCTCCGTAACAGTCCCAGTTCCCACCACAAACTTACTCATCCCGCGTATTTCCTCGGGAACCGTCTCGCCCGCGTTTACGTTTGTTTTCGTCTGCCCATCTTCATCAATGAATTGCTCGGGAATCTCCTCATTGACAAAAATCCTTTGCTCCCTTGGATTGTAGTAATCACTTAATGACAACGCATCCCCAGTGCTATTGGTCCACGCGGGATTAGTAGTCGAAAACTTAGGATGACGCACCAAATCAATTTCCAAATTGCTCCCATTTTCCACATACTCGTCGTCAGGTAGGTCAGGCAGTGTTCCACCCCCTCCCGTGGTAAAATCCTCCTCCTCATACTTTAACACCAGTGTTGCCCGCCCTGGCTCCTTAGCGTCCTGCTTTAGCGTGAAATCTTTAAACTCAAGACTCGGAAAACTAGGGTGCGCATCGCCCGTGTCAGGTAACAAAGCCGTCCACGCATCCGATGCCGCAGAATACGCAATTACAAACGTGCGCGTTCCCTTACGGTCGCCAAACTCACCGCTAAAATTGTCCTGCGGTTGTTGCAATGGCGTAGCTAGAGAAACTCCAACGCCGCCCGGTGTGCCTAGTTTTAAAATGCTCATACTCTAAAAATCATCCTCCTCCAAAACTAATTCCTGCTCCCTTACATTATCGTTGATCTGCTCTAAGAATCGATTGGCCGAAAGGCTAGCATTCAACAATGCCTTTTGCTCGTTTGGCTGCTCAGTCGTCGTATTCGCCACACCAATTCCCACAGCCGTCAGATTGTCAATAGTCCCAGCAAAGCCATCCGCGTTCCGCTGAAACTCATTTCTTAACGCCTCATTCTGCTCCACCATCTCGTTTAAAGTGTCCAGATTGCTCTGAGCCGCTGCCCGTCTCTCCTCCGCCTGCTCTTGCTCATTATTGGCAGACTCAGTTTTTAAAATCGCGTTCTGCTTCTCAAGCTCAAGTTTATACTTTGCTATGTTAGCCAGATTCCTCTCTTTTGCCAACTCATCATCACCAACCGACAACGCAACCTTCCGCCCTTCCGCTATCTTCAAAGCGACCGTAAGATCTCTAATATTCATCTGAGCCGAGACAATTTTATCCAGGCTACTCATTTCCGCCTCTCTCGCTTTTTGCTGTATATCAGCCAATTCTTTTTCGGCCTTAATCCGTTTCTCTATAAGATCATCAAGCTTTTTAGCCGCCGCCGCCTCCCTAGCAATAGCCAATTCCTTTTCCACACCTCGCTCACGCTCCTCATCAGCTTCCTTTTTCCGCTGCCGAGCTTGGAGCCTACGTTGCTTGTCTAAATCATAGTAAGCATCTGAAATTCTCTGAGCATTCCCCGCACTGATTTCTCTATGGCGATCTGAAAGCCGCGCAGCCTCTTCAAAATTACCAGTCAAAAATTCTTTTATAATTTCACCCACACGCCCCAAACCATTTATCACCTCAATAACAATCTGCGTCGCACCAGCAACAACCCGTTTAAAGCCATCTAAAAGAAACGACAAAATAGACGCCCCTTTTACCTTGATGGTATTAAACATATCGGAAAAAGTATCATTCACATTAGCAATATCATTAACAGCATCATCAGACAATACCGCAACGTCAGCAAATTGCTTTTGCAGCTCAGAACTACCTTGCTGCAATAGAGGAATTAGCTCCGCCGCACGCCCTCCCATGATCGTCTGCACATTCGCCAACGCCTCGCCACTACTAGCCGACTTCGCCACCGCATCAGACAACGCCAAAAACTGGCCTTCTGGGTCCAGACTAGAAAACTCTGCCGCATTAATACCCAGCCTATCAAAAGCGTCACCCATTAGTTTACTGCCATCAGCCGCCTGTCTCGAAGCCAAGTTAGCACGCTGTATCCCCCTAACCAACTGCTCTACATCGGCCCCGCTTTTTTTAGCCACCTGGCTCCACCTTTGCAATATCTCAGCAGACACCCCGAGACGCAAAGAAAGCTTATGAAACCTGTCCATCTCATCGGCCAACTTCTTAACCGTCGTCAACAACGCCGCCGCCCCTAAAGCCTGCCCAAAACTAAAACCACCACTTGCCAGAGCCTTAAACCCCTGCAACTGCCGCTTGGCTCCATCAATCCCACGCCTAAAATTCCGCGTATTAGCTCCCAGTGTTACATCCGCCCTACTCATTTTATAGTTCCTCCTCTTTCCACCCTAGTTCCAAAAGCTTTTTCACATCCGCGTCACTGTAAATCGACACCTCACCACCATCAACCTCGACGCCCGCAAGCGTAACATGGCAAACATCAGAAAAACGCAGCCACCACGCCTCAGCCATGCTCACGCCATAGGTTTTCACCGCCCGAACCGCTAACACTAACAAATAACAACTTTTCATCGACCTACCGCCGCCTTTTTTCCCTTTTCGCTTAAATTTAGGAAAATACCCCTCATCAGTCTGCCATGCCGCCCATTTTGCCATCTGCTTCCCAGCAGAGAACGAGTAAAACGCACACCGAAGCCAAAAAAGCTTCTTTCCGATCCAGCCAGGCTCCGCGTGCAACACTTTTTCTAATTCTCGGTCATTCCGTGCCGATAAAATGCGACACGCCATAATCACATCTATCTCATCGACCATCTCACCCGTCAGAACAGGGCTCTCCATCGCCTCTAAGGCCATCATATGCCGAAGCGATAAAGTAGAAAGGCGATAGCCAAACACTCGACCACCGCCCCCCGAAAAAACAGATTCAAAATATGAAGCCATGGCTTAAATAGCCGCGTCAATTTTTGGGTAAAATCTCAACTCAAGCTTAACAGTCAATGGCTTACCACCAGCAGAAAACCCAGTTTCCTCTGGCTCGGTAGCAATAACCCAATTGCGAGGAGTAGTCTCACTATCTTGCACGATCATTCCAAGCGAAAGCTTTTTAACATCAACACCCGCTTTTAGGTAAAAATCACCAGTAGCAACAAGATGATGGTTAGAAGTGCCAAAGTTAGCCACATCAGCAGTCTCATCCATGCTCTCAACCGTGGAGCCTGCTTGTTTAAGGGTAAACGAATCACCATTAGGCACCAAAGAACCAGCCACATACGTGCCAGGTGTATTTGAACTCTCAACAGCGAAAACCGGAGCCGCTGAAGCTTCATATTGAACGCCCGCTTGGGTGGGTGGGCTCGGAATTGCTATCGTAGACATATAAATTCCCCGCGTGTCAAAAATCTAGCTCAAAACCTTATGGAGCTGGGCCACCTCATACTCTTGCGAGAAAATCCAAGCTTGCCCATCGAACTCATCTGTTGACGGCTGAACCGGAGCCCAGCCACCCACGCGCACCTTATCCGAGTGCATATTGACGCGGCCCACAGTCGTGCTGAAATCATCAATAATCTGCCCAGAAAACGAAAACACCCCACGCAACGCAGACGCGATCTCCTCATACTTTTGCACCTCGCCATCCTGCAGCACCTCACCCGCCAGCACGTCATGCTTATAGCTAACCGTCATTGAACACACCCCAGAACCGTCAGATTCCATGTAATTATTACACATCACCACAATGTGGCTCGATTTCCTCCGCGCCTCATCAATCGCATCACCATCCGCCGAATCACTTTTGAAATTGCTAAAAATCAACGGCAACCCACGAAGGCCAGCGTAGATTTCCACATACTCAAACACATCGCCCTCACCGGAAAACTCCTTCAGAAAAGCCACCACCATTCTCTCAAGCTCTCTCTCTTCCTGAATCCCATCATAATGGCTGTATAGTTCTCTATAAATACTCATATCTTTAGTTTTTCCACACTCGTTTTGCCTTCGCTTTCATTTTCCTAACAAATACCCCTTGCCTATATCGAACAGCTTTGTCAGTATATCTAAGTAAACTATTCTGCGCACCCGCGTAATCAGTCGTATTGATGATGGAAATAAATGGATCTTTCCTGCTCCTGCTATTGTCTATCATCCTCCCCGTTCCAGCCGTGGCATTCTTCACCCACGCAGGCCACCTCTTCTTTGATTGCAGCCGCCTACTTGCCATCATCCAGCCCCTTTTTAGGCTTCCCACCGACTTTACCTTGCCGCGCGTATAAGCCGTCAGAGACGCCCTATTCTTCACAATCTGCAAAGCCCGCTTTCTGTTCCTCGCTACACGGCCATTTTTCACCCGCCCTTTTTCGTGATAACTGGGATTGAAAAGCCCCACATCAGCATTGAGAAATTCAGTCACACCAAACCCTTGAAGAATAGAACGTAATTTCACCAAATCGTCTTGCCGTATCGCCTTGGCCGCACCCTTGGCCGCGTCCTCACCTCGCTCACCCTTCGCTCTCAGCTTCGCATAAATTTCCGAAGTCGTCGCATAAACCTTTGCAATGTCTCGCCGCACCGCAGCCACACCAGCCTTTTTCTGAGCCCCCCACGGCTGCGAAAAACTCATGGTCCCAGTAGTTGGCGGAGTTATCCTAGCCACATCATACGCCAGCAACGCCGACTCTTCCCGTATCACCTCACCCACACCACGTCCCAGCAGATTCGTTGTCCGACCCAGCCACACATCAAAACTTCTCGTGTCTGCTTGCATGGAAATATCCATAAATTAACCAGGTTCAAGCCCAACTCTCCATTCCACCGCGTTAGGGTGCCTAACCACACTATGCACACGGTAAACCCTGTCTTTACAAGTCGCAGGCAAAACAAAATCCCCTACCGTTGGGGCAATGTTATCTTTAGGCCAGCGCGCCTCCAAACTTCCCGAAAACTCAAACCCGCCACTGGTCCACTCACCAGCCTCATCGACACCACCAACAACCGCAAAAAAGCAGAAACGCTCGCGACTCTTCGCCACCTCATAGATAATTTCAATTCCTCGGGCCGCCATCCGAAACGCCGACCCCTGCTCTTTTACCTTAGCCAATTGATCTCTTAGCGTTCCCATAATTTGATTGCCTTTGTAATTCTCCGCTTATACACCCGCACCTTTGCCAATTGCAAATCTAGCGTGCGACGTTCCTTTTTCTGCTCGATGCTCAACCCAACCTCACGCGACAACTCCGCCCACCGTTCTGCAAGATCGCTTTCCATCACCTCGATTACCTCAAGCCGCTTTTTAGCAATCCCAACATCAGCGGGATTACTCCATTTGTTAAAATCAATCTGCATCATATCAAAAATTAGTTAGAAAAAAAAGGGGGACCACTCGGCCCCCCTTGTAGCTCCATCAAGCTCATCACATAAATTTTACTTGGCCGCTTTCACATCAAAGCCCTTGGACTCAAGCAAAAGCTTGGCATCCTCCAGCTTCTGCGCTTCTGCCTTCTCAGCCAATGCCGCTTTAGCCTCAGCCTTTTTCTTCTCGGCAGCCAACTCAGCCTTGCGCTTTTCCTGCTGCTTATGGTTGGCCACATTGTCGACCACACTGAGCCGCCTAGCCGTCCCGTTGCGCTCATGCCTCCAAAGCTCAATCACCTCAAGCTTGTCTGCAGCCGCAGCCTTGCGAAACGCTTTCTCAGCAGCCCCAGAGCTAGACCCCGCATAAGGAGCCTTAGCCTTGGCCGTTTTAGGCTCTTTTACTATTACAACAAAATCCATATTAGGCCTCAGCTAGTTTCTGGATAGTAACTGCGTTACCAATTGCAGTTCCAAACATCAAACGATAGGAGCGCTCATAAGTCCCTTTCTGCGGGTCGATATACTCAACCACAGACATTGAAAGTCCACTTGTCGCCTCGGTAGCAATGGTTTCTGTAAAGTTACCAAGCCCAGGAGCGTTAAATCCTGCAAGGGTAGGAATACGCTGGGCGATAGCGAACGAATCACTAACACCAGAGAAACCTGCTAGGTTTTCACCATTATCAGCAAGGCCATTGTAATACTGAATGCTTGTGCCGTCTGCAGTGAATACCTCAGAAGACTGAACAATACCATTTCCAGGGTTCCTATCTCCATCAATAAGAGTAGCGTCCTTGGTTAAGGCTCCGTAATACTCAGGATTGAGCACTAAATAACGGCCTACAGAGTGAACGTCACGCTTTCTTAAAGCTGTATTAATATCCACCAAAGTATCACGGCCAAAATCACCAATACCCGCAACAGTTTGCTGGGTCGCAGTTGGAACCGCTGGATTAACAATCTTGCCGAAAAGATTCGCCACCATTGATTTTACAATGCTAGCAGCGTCTAGCTCAGAATATTGACCGATAAGATCCATATCCGTTGAATGAGCCTCCTCGACGTTGAGCTTACGGGTAACGTGAATATGCTTATCAAGAGTGACATCAATCTCAGAATTAGTCGAATCTTGCGAGACATAACCGTTAGTAGTATCGTAATCTTGAGCCGAAACCTCAGCAGCAAGAGAAACTTTTACAGTCTGACCATAAAGCGCAGAGGGTGCAAAGTTAGTCCCGACAGATCTAAGTAGCGGGAATTGACGGACAACAGCCTTTAGAGTCTCTTGAGCCATCAAGTCGGTGTTTAGTGTAGCAAATGTATTAGCCATAGTGTTCTGTTATTTTTCTTTTTTTTAGTTATCGCAGCAGAACACTAGCGGCCTGCTTTGAGAGAGTTTATATATTTATCGTAAATTTTAGCTTTTGCGAGTGGGTCGCTTTCCGCGTTCAGCAATGCAATAAGATCCGCCATTGTCTCAGGCTTATCCTCGCCTACCGCCTCAACAGCTGCAGGAACATCCGCCACAGGCACACCCTGAGCCGCAGTCATCGCAACCGCCTTTTTATGAGCTTTCTGCTCTGCCACTTGCTCAATCATCAGAGAAACGCTCGCTTCCATATCCGCAAACTTTTCAGTAAGAGAAGCAATAGTTTTGTTAGCCGCATCGAGTTGAGCTTGCACCCCCTCAATGTCATCACCTTGGAAAAATGGTCCACCCTCCTGGTCCTGCTCGGTCGCTTCTTCTTCGACCTCTTCAGACTCAGTCTCCTCAGCCTCGACAGTTTCCTCAGTAGCTTCAACCTCATCGGCCTCAACTTCCTCAACCTGCTCAACCTCAGCAGATTCCTTCTTGCCAAAAATGGCCGCTTTAGTTTTCTCAAGTAAAGACATATACATTTTTGACTATGTCAAAGATGACACAGCAGAATTAAGATTTTTCACTAGGTCGCCAGCTGTCCTTTCAAAATCATCTACCAGCCCCATTCCAGCCGCCTCAGTCGCAGACCACCAGCCGCCAGTCAGAGCAGCATCAGAAACCGAACGATTCAACCGCACCTGCTCCACAAACTCAGAAAAACGCGCATCAATCCCAGCTTGCACAAAGTCCTTTTGCTCATCGCTCATCGCTGTCGCCATGTTGCCCGTGTCCTTCAGCTCACCACTTTTAAACGTCATCACCTTTACCCCCTCACGCTCTAACCTTTCGGAATGTTCCTCGTATTGGCAAATCACACCAATAGACCCAACCACAGCCGAAGGACTAGCGACAATCTGCCGCGCACTGCACGCGATCCAATACGCAGCCGAACAGCAAAGAGTCTCAGTATAAGCAACCACAGGCTTTACCCCGTCAATTTCCGCCACTAGGTCCGCCAGCTCAGGCGTGCCAGTCACTTGCCCACCGGGACTATCAATATCCAAAACAATCACCTCCGCCGCTGGATCTTCCGCTGCAGCCCGTAAAGCATTTGCCACCATGTCCACATCACAGCCGCCACACATCATCTCCATCATCCCCAGCCGCTTTCCTATCGTGCCATGAATGTTGACGACGGCGACAGAGCCGAACATGGAATAAGGCTCCGCGCCATCGTCAGGGTCATGGGTAACAAGCAAACTTTCCGCCGTAATACTAGCCTCATCAATATGCCGCTGCAGTAAGTGGCACATGTTCGCATACTCGGAGCGACGCATCGCCCACGGCTCATTAAAAACTTTATGGCTAATTCTCGGTAGATTCTTCATTTTCGTCAGTTGTTTCATTTGGTTCCTCAAGCTCCTGCGCGTGCGGGGCTCCAGCCGACTCAATAGCAGCCGATGCCGTCCCATTCGGCGGAGTGAATACACGATTATAATCAACGCCCACAGCCTCACACATCGCCTGCCTTTTCACACTGCGCTCAATTGTGCGGCGGTCCTCGTCATCAATATCAATTCCCTGCGACTCAGCCACCCGGTCAGGTGACAAATTCCCGCTGCTAATATACTCCAACAACAACCGACCATCCTTGGCAAAATCACTCGACAGCCTAGCCCCACGCATCCACGAGCAACGCTCATATTGCTGATTCATCGGCAAAACACCTTGCTCAATTAACGACGCAATTACCCAGTTTCTCACCCGCTGGCCGACTGTATCAATAAACCAATCTTGCTGCTCCGTAACCCATTTATGGACTTTCTCAAGCGTGGCCCGAGTGTTAGCACCTTTTAGTGCCTCCATGTCCCAAATGTATTCATAGAGCGATGCACCGAGCCCCAGACACATTGCCCGCTTGCAGTAGTTTAAGAAATCAACTTGGTTAGGTGCTGGCCTGTCATCGTGCAACAGCTCCACCCGCTCATCACCTAGCTGCAAAATTTGCGTGCTATTATGCAATCGATCCACATTAATCTCTCCGACCTCAGTCTTAGCCACCGTCTGCGAACCACCAAACGGACTATCACCAGTCCCCGAATGTTTGGCATTAACAAGCTGCATACCAATCCGCGAACTCATTTTGATACCAGTCGACCAACTTTGCGTAATCTCCTCGCCATCCTGCGCAGCGTTAAGCATATGTTGAGTTTTAGGAATCCCACGCAACTGCCCAGGCTTCTCATACTGGCACGCGAAAACAAGATTCATCCTCGGCACCGTCGTAAACTTATCATCCGGAGCCTTAATGCTAAAACCAATCGCTTTACCATGCCTGTCCAACTGTATCCCCTGCGAAAATGTATCACCCTCGGGCGGCGACTCGATAGCGTAGCTCTCAATAAATTTGATCACTGGCGACCCATCCTCATTTATCGCCAACATGGTCCCGCAGTCTCCCAGCCTATACGTGCCAAGGAAAACCGCCTTGCACCAAGACCGCCAATTCAGCTTGCCCGCCAAATCAAATTTTTCAGCGTTTCCAGTCGCATCTCTAAAAGCCCGATCCGCTAGCTTGTTCCATTCCTCATCGTCAGTCTCAGCTTTAGGCACCAAGCTAGCCGAACACATCGAAGAAATCTGCAGCAGGAGCCCACGGACAAAAGCCACATTGTCAAAAGCCCAAGAGCTTTTTTTCATCAGCTCATTGCGTGAGTATTGGTCGACAGACTTTTCGCTTGCTATTTCTGGATACCACACACGAGGCCTATTCGGCGAGTAGCCCACGCTTTCATAATTGCCAAAATATGCCTTTTCGTTACCTGGTCCCATGCTCATACCTTTAAAAATTTCTATACCCACAGCCAAAATCAACCGAGCTGCTACGCGGCCCACCATTCTGTCCTCTCTGATACATCTGAATAGCCGTTTGAGCCGCTGAAATCCTTTCCTCAACAGAAAAAGTTGAACGTCTAACCGTAGTCGATTCGTCCATTGTCGACGTGCTGGTCACTTCGCCGACCAGCTCCATATCATAAAGAGGCTGTAAAATGTCAGCCTTGAATTGCTCCACGCCTATCTCCTCTATTTGGAATAGATAGCGATTCACCAGCATGTTAAAATCAGCAGCCACAATAAAACCACGCTGTCAAACTTTGACATCTAAAAACACCGTGCAGAAAAATAAGCACTTTTATGCACCTGAGAAATTTACTCACCTAGCAACGTCCTTGTTTAATGGTGATTCTGATTCGTGCATGAGCCATTGCATTTCCTCATTGCTGAGCCATCGTCCTGCTGAACTATCAATAATACAACGCTCACCGGTTTCCGGTTTTACTATTACTAAGCCGCTAATTTCATAACCATCATTAATCTTCTCAGCCACTTTCTGGGCTGTCAGTCTACAATTAACGGACGATTTGAGTATCGTTTCTAATTGTTGTTTGTCCATAAATCAGGCCTATCGAACATTAAGATTTCATAAATCAAGTATTGCATCTTGCAGCAATCGCCAAAGTCATTCGGCACATCCTTTTTCCTCTCCCATTTCGTCCTGTTGTTCTTCACCACCTGGTAAGAACTACACAGCTCCCGCCCGAACTCATCCCCAAAATCTATCGGCAGCCAAAGCCGTGGCTCACTTCTCTCCTTGATCTTGCTTAAATAGAAATCACTTTCTAACCCGTGGTTGTAATAATCATAAATCAACAAGCTCCGCCCCTCGATAAAGTCCCGCCGCGTCTTCATCGACTTACCCCTGAACTCCTCACTCATTCCCATACCCTTACTGGGCCGCAACTTCTCCTTACTCTTAATACAGGCACGGTAAACTTCTTTTGGCTTATAACCCGAGTCTATCAACCCGCCCAAAATCTTATGATCAACACCCTCCGCGTCTTTATAAACCCTTCCCTCAAGTATCAACAACACATCTGGCTCACTAAGCACCGTAAAGAACTCAATCGGATACGCCTCACCACTAGCCGACCACGCAAACACAACCCCCTTCAAACACTCCGCCTGCTTGTCCACCGTCATCGTAATACACGAAGGAACAATAGGCAAATCAGCTTTATACTCTCCCCTTAAATAACACCAGCGATATTCAGCCCCCACTTGAACCCGCGTCCCATCCTTATGCTCCTCAATAATCCCGCCCCGCAGCTTGTCCAGATCGCCACGCCCAATCGACGCACTCCGATTCTCCCACGGTAACCCCAGGTGGTTCGTAAAGAAGAATTTCTTTTTTGAGTAGTCTGGATTAATCACATACGCCGCCAAAAACTTAGCCGCCAGCTTGCCCCAACTAACCTGCGGGTGCATTGAGTAAAGATCGCTAACATGCAACGACACCACCCCAGCCTCATGCTTCACCCCGCCCCTCTTTTCATCAGGCTCAGGCACCCACTCGCCAGCCTGCACCATTTCAAATTTGCTAGATTCCTCGATCTTTTCCCCGCAATGCTTACATTGATAATAGGTAGACTCCAAAACCGCCTCCATATCATATCCGCGATCAGTCTTGCAGTGATCGAACCTCATATATTCCCAGATCAATTCCTGCTTTTTACCACAGTGAGGACAAGGCACATGATACTTCTCCTGGCTCCCGCGTAAGTATTCCTTATGGATTGGGCCATTAGTCAGAATAGGCTTACTGATAATATAAAGCGTGGGATCGTCTACCGTAGTCTGACGCCCTCGAGCCCGGTCCGCAGTCGTCTCCTCGTGTTCCGTCGCGTGTTCCTCATATTCGTCCAAGATAATAGACTGAAACCACCCCTCCATGAACGGCCCAGCCGAGCCCGACCCCGCCACCGCAATATCCATGTTAGTCAGTTTCAACAGCGAGCTAGTCAAATCGTCAGGATCACTCGTCAATTTCTCAGGGCAAATCCTCTTGAAATGATCCACCAGCCGCCGCGTCATAACCTCCTTAGCTTTGGGCAACGAATTAATAGCATAAAGCACTGGCCCAGGTGCATGCTGCGGCATCCATCGAAACGTATTCAAACAAGCCTCAGTCACCCCCGACCGCGAACTCTTCATAACAATCACCTCCCGAGTCTCCACCTCTTTCTTCAACTCCATCACCCGCCGATTCCAAGGCGTAGAACTCACATCATAGAACCCCGGCCGAGGAGTCTCCTTTCCCGAAAGATAAACATTCTCCCCCGCCCAATCCGATATCGCCCCCTCCGGCGACTCATTCAGCGACTCCGCAATGATACTATCCAGCAACTCATCAATCATCAGAATAATTCTATTTGCCTTGTTTCCCTCTCAATCCTCTCACAAGCCGCCTTGTAATAATCCTCATCTAACTCACAAGCCGTCAAATGCATCTTAGCATAATGCGCCGCAATAGCGATACTTCCACTCCCCATGTGAGTATCTAGTATCTTCATTCCTTCCTCTGCATAATTGGCAAATATCCACTTGTATAGAGCAACTGGTTTTTGAGTGGGGTGAATCCTCACCTCCTTGTTTTTCATGTCCTCTTGTAGCATCCCGTTCCATGTATGCTTAAATATGCGACACGGCTTGGTAAATGATGTGTAAGCTAGCTCCGCATCTGCAAAGTTAGTCGTCCCGTTGTTTTTGTCCCACACTATCCAAGCCGGACTATTTAAAGGCATATGAGCAATAAAATGGTTAGCCCCCCATACAATTTGATTTAATGAAACCCTCTGTAACTCTTGAAAATATTTAAATGAAGGTGCTTCCTTGTCCCATGATTTAATATCGAATTTTGTCTTTTTTGCACTGCCATTACCATGTCTTTGATTTACGTTTAGGCTATATCCGATTCCATAAGGCGGATCAACTACAGCAATTTCAAAGTGATTATCTGGATACTGGGCCATTAACTCCATGCAATCCATGTTTCTAATATCTAAAAAATCCGTCTTCATACCAAGCTACCCTTCACCGCTTTAAAACATTTATCCCGCTGCTCCACCGCAATCACCCGAGCCTCTGACCTAGTCAATTCCTCATTCGCCCGCATAGCCACCTGCACCATTCCCTCCAAAACACTATCGCCCAACATAACCAAACGCGGCCCAATCTTAGCAGCCACCTCATCCCTAGAAATCAACCCACCAGAACTTTTCGCCATGTCAGCCTGCGTCTTTTCCAATGCCCG